GGTTTGGGCATAATGGCTAAAGTAAAGCAGGTCGTTACGATAGATCCCAACCGACGAAGGACCAAGCACACTTCTCAGGGCAACGGCAGAAGCGCAAACACGGTTGTAAGAAGCAAGCAAGGCAAGAAGCAGTTTAAACGGTATCGTGGACAGGGCAGATAGCCTTCGTTATAATAAACACATAAGTTTTTTCATAATAACTTCACTAGGGCGGCTGTTTAGTTTTAGTATGTTCTCCAAAATATGTTTGATTAACAGTCGCCTTTTCCCCCAAAAACCTAATGTGAACAAAACGCTCACATTAGGTAAAAATTAGGTCGAAAACCCTTTCCCATATATACCTTTTTTATTATTCCACCTAATGTGAATGTCTATTTTTTCAAAAATTCAATAAATTAGACTATCAGCCTCACTCAATAAATGACGTTATGACGTTCATTTTTGCTGTGCGTTAGGTTCTATAAGGGTTTCCACCTAATGTGAGCCACATTATGTCCACATTAGGAAATTAGGTTTTTAGCTAAAACAGCCCTTGGTTCTTTGACTATAAGATATTTGCTGTTATATCATACCGTCATGAAGTCTGATCACGAGATCACAGAGAAGGCCAGAAGGTTTGCACACGAGTACGTATACAACGACGGCAGCAAAACCAAAGAAGAGTGCGCTCTTTCAGCCGGCTACTCTAAAAGTTCTGCAAAGAGTAGGGCTTCTGATCTAACCAACCCAAGAAAACACCCGGCAGTTGTTAAATACATTCAAGATTTACAGGCCGAAGTTAACGCAAAGTTTGATGTATCTTACGGCAGACACATAAGAAAGCTTGCAGAGATTAGAGATTGTGCTTTGGATAAAGGTAACTACACCGCAGCCGTAGCCGCTGAAGTACAAAGAGGTCGAGCAGCGGGCTTGTACGTAGACAGAAAAGAAATTAGAACAGGCACGCTTGAGGCTTTGTCTGAAGATCAACTGATTAAGAAAGTAGATACCTTGCTTGCTGATGTCTTGCCTCTGTTGGATAGACCAAAGGATCCACCCAAAACAATTACGCAAACAGCTAAAGTAGTTAACGAAGATTAATCTTTGTAGACCTTGCCGAGAGCAAGTGAATACGTATGGACTTGCTTGTCCGGGCTTCTAGCAATTAATTGAAACCCATCAAAAGAAAGTATCGTAAAGTCTTGCTGTCTTAAATGATCTCTGAATTGAGATAAAGATGACCATTCTTTTGCCAAGAAAGGATTGTCTTGCTTCTCTGTTAATGTGTAGCTTTCTGCTTCTAATACCTTGTTAATATAATCCTTAACAATAATGTTCAAGTCTGCCCTTGTTATTGGCTTCTTCTTTTTGTAATACTTTTGTCCTAGATCAATTCTTTGATCTTCAGTCAGTTCTATCCCTATGTTTGTTTTCATTTTTTCTCCTAAAATAGTATAGGTGTTTTTTGTTAGTGTTCTTGGGTTGATATGCACTACCATCTGAATAAGCAGGCATACCCATCTCTTCATACATTATTGAAAAAAGTTCTTGCGTGTCTTCGTGAGTGTAAGACTCTTCATCATCTGGACAGCTAATCAGATCAACTGCTCTCTCAGATAAGTTGCAATGTCCGTAGCACTCTATGGCGTCTTTCTCGCTGAAGTCTGTGCCTGTATATATGTCTTGCTGTGTGAAAGCTTTTCGGCTTGCTAGCATGTGAGCACTCTTGCACTTTTCCCCACAATAATGACCTTTCTCCTTGTGGTCTATGCCACACCATAAACAAGCCTTGAAACCTTCGTTGCGACTTAAATGCACGTTCTTAGTTAAATCGCCAAACTTGTATGTTCTGTTTTCTTCTCTGCAATCTGTTGAGCAAAACTTTTTCTTTCTTTTGGAGTAGAAGTTATCCCCACACCAATAGCACTCTTGCTTGCTCCTTGCGTCCATTAATAACAAACGCTCTTCATATGGGAGCAAAGGGAACACTAAAACAAAGTTTTGCTTCATTGTTTAAACGCCCCCTCATACCTTCCTTCTTCCGTCCATTGTAAGACTGTTCTTGCTCGCAACTTTGGATCCACTATTGTGTAAAGCATGACAATTTCGTCTGCTTTGTTGTAGCCCACAAAAGTCCCGTTGTTGTCATAAATTTTTACAGGGTAGGTATCGTTTGTGTACTTAGCCATTAGTTCTCCTCCTCTGCTTGATAATCAGTCCAATCTAAATAGGTATGAAAGTTCCAACCTTCATCAGTTTCTTCGGCTATTTTTTCAGCCTCTTCTTTTGAGGTTGCTTCAATTGTAATTTCATATACCTCTTGTTGTATTGCTGTCACTCTATATGTTTTTTTCATTGTGTCGCTCCTTGGTCTTCGTCTGTTTTGTTCATCTTACCTTTAGCAATTCCGTTTACAGAAAAGTTATAATTACCACTTTTAAGTCTAGCCATAAACTCTTCAACTTTTGATTCAGACCAAACTTCTCCTGTGTCTCCATCATCATCATGTATTTCATACATTTTTTCTTTACTCATTGTGTCGCTCCTTGGTCTTCGTCTGTTTCGTTCATCTTTACTACAAAATGGCGATAGCCTGTGCCTTCTGTTTCATGGCGGACTTCGCTGTCGCCTATGTCCGTTCTAAAATCTTCTGGCAACAAATCAATGTGACGCTCTGCTAACTGTAAGCTGTCAAAGACATTTACGTTTTCAAGAACATCTCGCCAAAAAGTTATGATGACGTGAACGTATTGATCGTTCTTGTCGGTTAGATCAAACACTTTGTCAAACTCTGCCCAAAGGTCTTTCTTTGAAATTACTTCTGTGGTCATGCGCCCTCTTTTTCTAAACTTTTAGCGTGTTGTTGCCAATAAATAATGAATGTTTCTAACCTTTCAATATCTTTTGCCAACATGGAATCATATTGATAATCTATTTTGCAATTAATTGCCTCTCTTATATTTTGAAAAGAATGATCTATTTCTTTTAAATCTTCTTGTAAAAAATTAACTAATCTACTCATGCTTGCTCCGTCATTGAATTTTCTTCGTTCTCTATATCTTTAAGCCATTCATCAAAAGGCTCTCTTACCCACTCAGGCATATCATTCATAAGAACAACTAACTTTGGTTTATCATTCCATTCAACTGCTATCTGACTAGCTACTATATATTTCTTCATTGTATTGTCCCCCAATCTTCCTTGTGCCTGTCTGGGCAAGACTCTGTAAAGTCTTGAAAGCTCCTTTTAATTCTTGCGGTGTTCTCAAACATATCCGCAAACGCTTGAGTCACGATTGCTTGGTCTCCGTCCACGCTTGTGTCTACATAAGTTATTAACAAAGTTAATAAAATTGTGTGTACTTCCATAACCACATTGGCTATGTTTCCTTCTTCGTTTAGTTCATCATCTCTTGCTCTGAGATAGTCAAAAACTATTTTTGCAAACTTGTCTGCCTCTTCTCTATTCATTATTTTCTCCTGTTACCATGCAACATCTGTTAATTCTATAAAATTAGATTCTTCATTAAGTTTTATTTGATCAGAATTTATACGGTGAATCACAGTAAACTTAGCTCCATTCATTAAAGCCTCTTCAACATAACTGTACCAACCCGTAGAATCGCCATCTATTACAGAAGGACAACCCGTAACCCGCATAACTTCTTTTTTTGTAATAGAAATATGCGCATCTGTTTTTACTGTTACAGTTTTTTGTAAAACTCCTTCAACAAAAAATTTCATTGGGCTTGCTCCTCTCGTTTTTTATCTAGGTCGTCTAACAGATCTAATGTCTCAACCACCTCATTTAATAATTCTTTGTGTTGAGCATATTGTTTTAAAAACAATACTGCTTTTGCCTCATTTATTCTCATGGGCTTGCTCCTCTTGTGCCTTGTGCTCTGCCTCTTGTAAGACTTCTTGAAGGTTGTTTAAACACTCTTGAAGTTCCCACAATGCAATGCTTATTTTATCGTTATTTAATACTGTTTCAGGTTCGAGAGAGGCGCGCCCACTCATAATATTCGCTCCTCTCTCTTCGCCCATTACCCTACAACCTCTAAATCTTCGGGCAGTTTTTCTAATTCGCCAACTAATAACTCGCCAACTAAAGGATAAAAATTAGAATGAAAATACACTCTTTCCGATAGGTAGCAGTCTTGCACTTTCGTGCTTTTTGAGTATGAGACCCACCATTCGCCGTCTTTCCATAAATATATGTATTCAGCAAACAAAGCGTCTTCTTGATACAGCATTTGGCGTACTGTGCCATACTCTTCTGGCGGGTCTTGGTGAACCCTGCCAGCGTTTATCTCTTCGATTGTTTCTTGCAAAGAAGAGGCGTAACCGTTATTAACTAATGCCTCCGCCTTTTCTTCGCTGTTATAGTAATCAAAAAGCATTTTTCCGTTATATTCTAAGTAGCCATCATAATGGCAGTACATAGACTTAACTTTTCCATCTTTTTCAATGGCTATTGTGCTCCTCGTTCCCATTGTTTAAACACCTCTAAAGTTTAAGCTTTTGAAAACGGCGTCCGTTAACTCTGCTAGATTATCCGCGCCCAAAACTGCTAGAAAAATCTCTTCTCTTAACATTGTCTCGGTGTGGTAATAAGTATCTAAATAGAAGGGTAACTCTACTGCGCGATTGTTTTTCCACGTGCAAGTATCAATCAATTCAGGATTAATATTTTTGTGAAGAGCTTTCTCAATACTTTGAGAAACTTTTCCGCGCTCCTGTTCTAGTTTAGATAACTCAGCTTTAATCTTTTTCCATTTTTCAAAAAGCGGTTTAATTTCCTTTGACTTATAAAGATTGGTTTCCATCTTAGGCAAATCTTGCTTAATCTTTCTTTCCAATTTTTTAGCCAAAGCCCTAGTTTCGTTCTGGTTTAATTTCATAATTACCTCACTTTTTTATTAATTAAACTGTAACTCATTTTAAAAGATATATCCTTTAAAGTCAAACAGAAAAACAACTCGTTTAAACGCTTTTGGTATAAACTGAATAACATGGCAAAGCCAGAAACTAAATTCTGGAAACAAATTAAAGCTAATTTGATTTCCTTTCGTTGGGTACGCCTTGAAAGTTGGGCATCTCAAGGAGTTCCCGATCTTCTCGGCGCTACGCCCGACGGTGTCTTTTTTACTGTCGAATTGAAAGCAACAAAAAGCAACCGAATTAGTATCTCGCCTCATCAAATATCTTTCCATGAAGAGCATAAAAACTGTCCTTCTTTTTTCTTGGTCAAGACCCTCACGGATAGCGACCCCAAAAAATTCAGCATCTTGCTCTTTGGCGGTGGTCATTCGTCCTTGTTCCTTGAACATTCGATCAAAGACCTTGAGCCCTTGGCGACTTTTCAATCGCCAATTGATTGGGTTGAGCTTGCGTCTGTCCTGTCGAAGAACATACACATACACTGCGCCCAATCGGCCGGAAAATAACCACCACGTTTAAACGCTGCCCGGACAAGGCCCGGGCAGGTTGTGAGGAACCATAAAAATTATTTTTCATAACTGTTGACATTATAGGATATATAGTCCAATATACAAGAATAATCTTTTACGTTTAAACAAATGGAGGACATATGAAAGATATTGAAAAAATGAGCCCGGACGAATGGACAAAGAAAGCCGTAGACTTTTTTAAAGAAGACTACAAGCGCGCTGGCTACGATGTCCCAGAGTTTTACATCTCATGGGGATTCACATCGGCCGGCTCTAGAAACACCCGGGTTGCGGGGCAAGCTTACAGCCCGGAGTGCTCCGAGGATAAAAAGGCGCACATCTTCTTAAATCCTAGTTATGGTAAAGGGGATGAGGAATCTTTGCTCAATACTATCTTACATGAGATAGTCCACGTGGCCGTGGGCAATGAACATGGCCACAAAGGACCTTTCATTAAAGTATGTAAAGAGTTAGGAATGAAGAGCCCATGGACCGCTACTCGTTGGACCGATGACGGATTGGAAAAGGCAAAGCGAGTCATAGCGTCCGTTGGCGATTTTCCTAGGGCAAGATTCATCAAGCCAAAGACTAAGAAACAATCCACCAGAATGTTGAAGGCCCAATGCCCAGAGACATACGGCGAGTGCGGGTATACGGTGCGCTTGTCTAAGAAGTGGGCGGATGAGGGATTGCCCGATTGCCCGCTTTGTAACGTGTCGCTAATCGTCGAGGATTGACGCGCGCCGGGACCTTGCTGCTGTTATCTTGATAACGCTTGCGGCTCGGATCCCGGGCTTGCGCCCATACCATCAAAAACAAATAAACAATCCAACCCAAAATCTAAAACCACTAAATCAAAGGCGGTTATTAATATATATATATATATATATATATTAATAACCATGTCCAGATTAATTTTAAAAATTTAAAAGATATTTGTTGACATTTAAAAGATGTTCAGGCAAAGTAACAAAATAATTAATCAAACACATGGAGAAAAATATGTCACACGATTACAAAAAAGAAATTGAAGAGACTAAGGAGCTAATCGAAAAGCTGGAAGAAACCAAAGAAAATGTTTCAGACGCAATCGAAAGCATCAGACATCTTTTCAAAAATAAAACTCAGTTCTCGCCAAAATCATTTTTAGATTACGATCGACAAAAAGAATGGAGAGAAGACTATGAGATACTCGACGCCTATGAGCAAGTATCAAAATCTTTTGATGATGTTTTAACAAGGCATTATGAATTGCATTGCGTTATTACAGACAGGATAAGTGAAGAAGAAAGTAGCCTAGACCAATTGTCTGAATGGTATCGCAACGAGATGGAAGAGAAACTCAGAAACCTAAGCACAGGGGAGGTTCTATAATGTCAAAGATAGCAAGCGAATTGATGATCGAGTACGAGCAAAGACGAGGAGAGATCGACAACTTCTTAAATGAGAATATCAAATGTTGTGAATGTTTCTCGGAGCTCTCCGAAGTATTCAGCAAAAGATTTGGTGAGCAACTTTTATGGATTGCTGAGGAAGACCTCAAAGAAGACTGGCACGAATGGACCAATCATATTTCAACTAAACACGGAGGATACTAAAATGATTAGAGCATTTTTATACGGAATGATGTTTATGCTAGGTATAGCAATGATAATAGATCAAGTACAAAACAATCAATTATGGTTGGGCAGTGTGATCAATATGTTTATCGGTGCAATACTAACAGCGTCAATCTTTCTAGGTTGGCAATCTATTCACGATAGCGTCGCGGAAGATTTTTCAGATAAGTAAAAGTCTCCATGGGTGGCGCGCGTTTAAACGCGCGCCATTTTCTTTTTTACATATATTAAAACCCCCTATCCCCCCCAAACCCACGCGCGCGCATACATATACATAGAAAAAGAAATAGACACAAAAAAAGATATCAGATAAGTTAGCACCCTGACCCCCCTAAATTATATAAATGGGTAGGAGTCCCAGAGCCAGAAAAAAATTTTGTAATGCAAAAACTTTCTAAAGAAGAGTTCGCAGAAATAAAAGAACGCTACCCTGACATAGCACAGGAGCTTATAGAACTAAGCGATGCTATCTCAGCCAGAACTCTACAAAACAAAGGACAAGAAAACTTTATTGAATACGTCAAGCACATGTGGCCAGACGTCATTATCGGCGCGCACCACCAACGCTTTGCTGAAAAACTAGAAGGCGTAGCCAAAGGTGAGATCAAAAGGTTGATCGTCAACATGCCGCCTAGACATACAAAGTCTGAATTTGCTTCTGTCTTCTTTCCAAGTTGGCTGCTTGGTTTAAATCCAAAACTCAAGCTCATGCAGATTACACATACCGCAGAGCTAGCGTTTCGATTCGGTAGAAAAGTTCGTGATCTTATCGACTCGCCAGAGTACAAAGACATTTTCCCCGAAGTTTCTTTGAAAGCAGACAACAAATCAGCGGGTAGATGGGAAACCAACAAAGGCGGTGAGGCCTTCTACGCTGGAATAGGTGGAGCAGTCACTGGTCGGGGGGCGGATTTACTTGTGTTGGACGACATTCACTCTGAACAAGACGCCATGTCACCGCGAGCCCTCGACAATGCGTGGGAATATTACAGTTCAGGACCGCGCCAACGTCTCCAGCCGGGTGGATCTATCGTTGTCGTGATGACTCGCTGGTCGACCAAGGACTTAACGGGCAGATTATTAGCAAAACAAGCCGAAGAAAAGGCAGATCAGTGGGAAGTTGTCGAGTTCCCGGCTATTTTTCCGGATTCAGGCAACATTTTATGGCCAGAATTTTGGAATATGGACGAATTAGAGGGTATCAAAGCGTCATTACCGGTCTCTAAGTGGTCGGCGCAGTGGTTACAGAACCCAACTTCGGAAGAAGGCGCGATTTTGAAGCGCGAATGGTGGCAAACATGGGAACATGAAAACATTCCGAACATGCAATACGTGATTCAGTCCTACGATACCGCATTTTCGAAGAGCGAAACGGCAGATTACTCGGCGATTACGACGTGGTGCGTGTTTTACCCAAGCGAGGACAGTGGTCCTGCGTTATTGCTCCTTGATGTTAAGAAAGGTCGGTGGGATTTCCCAGAACTCAAGCGCGTTGCCCTAGAAGAATACCAATATTGGGAACCCGACACGGTTATTATCGAGGCAAAAGCCTCCGGTATGCCCTTGACCCATGAACTAAGACAGATGGGGATACCGGTTGTGAACTTCACGCCGGGCAAAGGACAAGACAAGATAGCAAGAGTCAATGCCGTATCGCCCATGCTCGAATCGGGCATGGTCTACGTACCAGAGACGCGTTGGGCAGAAGAATTAGTCGAAGAATGTGCAGCGTTTCCCTATGGCGACCACGACGATTTGGTGGATTCAACCACGCAAGCACTAATGCGTTATCGACAAGGCGGGTTTATAGGTTTAGAATCGGACGAAGATTTAAACGATAATGAACCAAGACAACTGAAAGTTTATTATTAGGAGAGGAAAGGCATGGCGGAAAAGCCAACTAACATAGAAAGAGCCAGCGACTTAATCGATTTAGATATACAGTCGGGGGAGACAGTTGAGATCGAAGACCCCACTCCAGATGACGCAGATGTAGCCGTCGAATTTAACGCCGACGGTTCTGCCGAGCTTAACTACTTTCCCGACGAAGCTGAAGAGCAAGTTCCGTTCGATGCCAACCTAGCAGAGTTCATGGACGATGGACAATTGTCTGGTTTAGCCATGGAACTCATGGGCGACTTCGAAGAAGACCGAGCGAGTCGTCAAGAGTGGGAAGACACTTACGTCAAAGGTTTAGACCTCCTTGGGTTTCAATACGAAGATAGAGACAGACCTTTTCCGGGCGCATCAGGGGTAACTCACCCGATGCTCGCCGAAGCGGTAACTCAGTTTCAAGCACAAGCATTTAAAGAATTACTCCCCAGCAAAGGACCGGTCAAAGCACAGGTCATGGGCGCAGCGACCCCGGACGTAGAACTGCAAGCCAGTCGGGTTCAAGACTTTATGAACTATCAGATCACGACTGAGATGGAAGAGTACACGCCAGAGATGGATCAGTTACTGTTCTATCTACCGCTCGCCGGATCAGCGTTCAAGAAAGTTTATTACGACACCATGAAACAAAGACCGTGCAGTAACTTCGTGCCGGTCGACGACTTAGTGGTTCCGTATTCAGTTAGCGATCTGAATACGTGTGAAAGAATTACGCACATCGTAAAGATGTCGCACAACGAAGTTAGAGCACAGCAGATCAGCGGCGCGTACTTAGACGTCGAAATCAAACCTTCGTACGTCAGCGCGTACGACGATACCCAAGATAAAGAAGACGAACTAGAAGGTATCGACGGTACATCGGACATGATGTACGAATTGTTAGAGTTTCATGTATTGATGGACTTGCCGGGATTTGAAGACCCAGACGGCATGCACCTACCGTACATCATTACGGTAGATAGCACTTCATCGAAAGTATTGTCGATTCGTAGGAACTATCGTGCAGACGATCCTATGAAACAGAAGATTCAATACTTCGTACATTACAAGTTCTTGCCGGGCCTAGGTTTTTACGGGTTTGGTCTTATCCACATGATCGGCGGACTATCGAGGACTGCCACGGCTGCGCTTAGACAATTAGTTGACGCTGGAACACTCTCCAATTTACCGGCGGGTTTTAAGGCACGTGGTTTAAGGATCCGCGACGATGAGACCCCTCTAGAGCCCGGCGAGTTCAGAGATGTCGACGCTCCGGGCGGCGCACTTAGAGATTCACTGATACCGCTACCGTACAAAGAACCATCAGGCACTTTGTTTCAGTTACTAGGCTTTTGTGTCGAGGCTGGTCAAAGGTTTGCCTCGGTGACTAATCTAAGTATCGGCGAAGGTAATCAAGAGCTACCGGTCGGCACGACCATGGCACTCTTAGAACAAGGCACAAGAATTATGTCGGCAGTGCACAAACGTTTGCACTACGCACAAAAAACAGAATTTAAAATACTCGCAAGACTGTTCGCGGAAACCCTGCCACCGGAGTATCCGTACATGGTCGTCGGCGGTGATCAAAGCATTAAGCAAACCGACTTCGACGACCGTGTGGACGTGATACCCGTTAGCGATCCTAACTTCTTTTCTATGTCGCAGCGTATCTCGCTCGCGCAACAAGAACTCCAGTTAGTACAAAGCAACCCGCAGATACACAACATCAAAGAAGCGTACCGCAGAATGTATCAAGCGCTCGGCACAGAAAACATCGAAGCGCTCTTTCAACCCGACCCGCCACCGCCTATGCCTATGGACCCGGCTTCGGAGAACAGCGCGATGCTTATGGGTATGCCAGCAACAGCGTTTCCTGAACAAGATCACGGCACGCACATAGAGATTCACTTAGCGTTCTTAGAAAACAAATACGTGCAAGCCAATCCAATGGCGGTCAACGCTATCGTAAGTCATGTGTTGCAACACGTATCGCTCATGGCCCAAGGACAAGCAGAACAAGAACTGCAAATACAGATGCAACAAAATCCAGAACTAGCGATGCAGCTGCAACAACAAGAGATGATGAACCAGCAGGCGATGGCCCAAGGACAACCGCCTATGCCAAATGCGATGTTAGAAAACATCAAAGCCGGTATAGAGTTACAGTTGATGCAAGAACTTATGCCTAGACTAGACGAGATACTTAAAGTAGACTCCGATCCTATAACAGCATTAAAAGCACAAGAACTACAAATAAGAGCACAAGAGAACCAAGACGACAAAGAAATAGCAGAAAAACGTATAGAAATTGACGAAGAAAAGATAAAATCGCAAGAAGACATCGCTGCCATGAAGATACAAGCTGATCGGGAGCGCAATAGCGGAGGCTAAAATAGACGAACTTAATTTCGCGCAAATGGTTCAGCGCGCCATCTCTTCAAAAGAAGAGCAGATAAAAGAGATAATGCTGTCAGGTTCAATCGAATCACACGAACAGTACCAAAATCTTGTCGGTCAAGTGCAAGCTTTAAATTTCGTACGCGAAGAAGTTAGAAACCTTTTAAAGAAAATGGAGACGTTCGATGACGAAGACGACACTTGAAGAAAAGTGGGCAGAGAAGAAGCAAGGCAAACTGCCACTTGAAGAAATATACGAAAGCGGAAAGAAAGAAACAGATCCGCAAACATTAAATCCAGAAAAGATAACAGACAGTGTCTTGGACCAACTACCCGCGCCAACAGGTTGGCGTATCATGGTGTTGCCGTACCAAGGTAAAAAAGTTAGCGACGGTGGGATTCACCTAGTTAGCAAAGCACTCGAAAGACAACAAGCCGCTACGGTGTTGGGCCTTGTACTAAAAACAGGCTCGCTCGCGTACGACGGCGAGAGATTCTCTAAAACAGGTCCATGGTGTAAGGAAGGAGACTGGGTGCTCTACGCGAGATACGCAGGCTCTAGAATCGACATCGATGGTGGAGAAATCAAGATACTAAACGATGATGAAATCATTGCAACGGTATCTGATCCTGAATCAATCATTCACAACTTTTAAACATGGAGAGGACCATGCCAGACGATAAATTTTCAAACCTAAGTCAAGCAGACGAAATGGTACCTATGGATACAGAAGGCGACGGAGTAGAAATAGCATTACCAGAAGAAACTGCTGACGAACCAGCTGCCGTAGTTGAGGAAGTGCAAGAAGAAGCTGCACAACCTGAAGTATCAGCTGCCGAACAAGAACAAGAAGAATATAGCAAAGGCGTACAAAAACGAATCGACAAACTAACAGCGAAATTAAGAGAAGCAGAACGTAGAGAGCAGGCGGCAACAGAGTTTGCTAACAACGTAAAGCTAGAAAACGATAATTTAAAAACAAGAACACAAGAACTAGATACCGATTTCATTAAAGCAGAAGCGGACAGAATTACCGCAGAAACAGAAAAAGCAAAAGCCGATTTAAGAAAAGCTAACGAAGAATCTGATATAGATAAACAAACCGAAGCGCAGCAAAAGCTGGCTACACTAGCAGCCGACGCACAACGCGTAGAAGGTTTAAACAAGGAAAGGGAAGCTGCAAAACCCGTTGAGGCAGAGCAAGCCCCTACAACTGAAACCCCCACATACGAGCAACCTCAGTATCCAGACCCTGATCCAAAGGCGGAATCGTGGGCAGAAGATAACCAATGGTTCGGGCAAGACAGAGCTATGACCATGACTTCTTTTGCGATTCACGAAGATCTAGTTAAAGAAGGATTTGATCCGAGTAGTGATGAGTATTATACTGAAGTGGACAAAAGGATTAGAGATGAGTTTCCTCACAAGTTTGACGAAGACTCATCCACTAAAAACCGACCCGTTCAAGCGGTTGCATCTGCTAAACGCAGTGCAAAAACTGGACGCAGCAAATCTGTGAAACTCACACCTTCACAGGTATCAATAGCTAAGAAATTGGGTGTGCCACTTGAAGAATACGCGAAGTATGTTAAATAACGTGGAGATAACATAATGGCAGATAAAAAACAAAACGACGCAACTCGTGAACCACGCGAGGCTCAGTCTAGAGAAAAAACTTCTCAAAGAAGACCTTGGGCCCCTCCTTCCGCTTTGGATGCACCAGAGCCACCCGCAGGCTACGTACACAGATGGGTACGAACCGAAGTCAGAGGATACGACGACACTAAGAACGCAAGCGCCAGACTCAGAGAAGGCTGGGAGCCCGTTCGTGCTGACGAATATCCTGACTTTGAATATCCATCCATCGGTGACGGTAAGTATGCAGGTGTAATTGGTGTTGGCGGTCTATTGCTTTGCAGAATCCCAAGGGAAACTGTAGATGAAAGAAGTCAATACTTTCAAGCAAAAACTAGAGATCAAATGCTATCAGTAGATAACGATTTGATGAAGGAAGAAAATCCAGCCATGCCTATTAATAAAAATAGACAAAGTCGCGTAACATTTGGCGGAAACAGAGGAGAGTAATCGAATTTGTTTCTTAATTTTAATTTGTAAAAAGGAAAAGTTTAATGGCTAATGTAGATGCAGCTTTTGGTTTAAGACCTTACAAAGGGCTTAACCCAGCAAGTGCTGTCCCATCCGCTAATAAATACTTAATTAATCCATCAGGTTATGGCACTACTATCTTCCAAGGTGACCTCGTTAAATTTAACGGTGGTTACATTGAGCAAGCTGGTGTAAGTGACGCTAACATTGTTGGTGTATTTAACGGCGTGTTTTTTCAATCTTCAGACGGACCTGTATACAAAAACCACTATGTAGCAAGCACTACTGCTAGCTCAGGTGACATTGAAGTATACATTTACGACGACCCTAACACTTTGTTCTTGATCCAAGGTGATTCGGCAACGAACACTGCTCAAGCAAACGTAGGGAAGAACGCTGATACTGTTGGAACAAGCGGAAGCACTACAACTGGAATCTCCTCCAGAGAACTTGACGTTTCGACTATAGCAACTACTCAGGGCTTACAGCTCAAAATAGTTGGTGTAGACCAAGGACCAAAAAATGATGAACTCGGTACAACGCACACTAATTTGATTGTTCAAATTAATGAGCACGCGTACAGAGGTCCCGTAGCAGGTACATAAGATGGCAATATCTAGAGCACAATTAGTAAAAGAACTAGAGCCCGGATTAAATGCCCTTTTTGGATTAGAGTACGACAGATACGAAGATGAACATGCCGAAATTTTCGACACAGAAACTTCAGATCGTGCCTTTGAAGAAGAGGTAATGCTATCCGGATTTGATGCAGCACCTGTTAAGTCTGAGGGAGCAGGAGTGGCTTTTGACACAGCGCAAGAATCATTCACAGCTCGTTACACTCACGAGACAGTTGCCTTAGCTTTCAGTATCACTGAAGAAGCGATTGAAGATAACTTGTACGACAGATTGTCTGCAAGATACACAAGAGCTTTGGCTAGAAGTATGTCAAACACCAAGCAAATTAAAGCAGCCTCAGTTTTAAATAATGCCTTCAACAGCAGTTTCGCTGGTGGTGATGGTAAAGAGCTTTGTGCTACAGATCACCCCACTATTAGTGGTGGTAATCTTAGTAACGAACTCTCTACTTCAGCTGACCTAAACGAAACTTCTCTTGAGCAAGCATTAATTGATATTGCGGCGTTCGTAGACGAACGTGGACTAAAAGTAGCAGTACAAGGAATGAAATTAATTATTCCAAAAGAGCTACAGTTCACAGCTGACAGATTGCTTGAATCAACCTTGAGAACAGCTACTTCTGATAACGATGTAAACGCTATCAGAAACATGGGTATGCTGCCTGAAGGTTACGTAGTTAACCACTATTTGACAGACACTGATGCTTTCTTTATTAAGACTGATGCACCAAACGGATTTAAAATGTTCGCTAGGTCACCAATCAGAACTTCAATGGAAGCAGACTTCGATACTGGTAACGTTAGGTACAAGGCTAGAGAAAGATACTCTTTTGGATTCTCGGATCCAAGATGTGTATTCGGTTCTCCCGGAGCATAACAGTTCAATTCTAAAGGAACCTTTGCCGGGGGTTTCTCACTCAACCCGGCAACTTTTTTCTTGTATTCCCTTAATTTCATATATAATCTTAGTAATCAACTAGGGATAAAATTAATTGTTTATCGACTGCCCTAGCAGACTTGCCAAGACGATAAACGTAATTAAGGAGACTTAATATGGCGAAATCAACATTTTCAGGACCAGTCAGATCACTAGCAGGTTTTATAACTGCTGGTAATGCGACAGTGGTTAGTTTAACAGCAGACACAACTTTAACTGTGGCTGCACACGCG